GCTTGGCACGCTATCGAAAATAAAATACGACAACAGCTTCAGAACAAGTGGGCTGGTCACTTCCTCGAAGATATTCGGCTACAAGCCTAGGAACGAAATACGCGGCCTTGCGTGCGGTGCAACCAGCCTAGCAAAGACCCAACCAGAGCAGGCCCGAGCACTCAAGGCGTATGCTTCGGTGGCAGCTGAGCACTACAACAGGGTTAACGCCGAGCTGGCGCAAAAACACGAACAGCTAACCAAGGAGCGCGTTTTACCCGAGTACACGATGGATGGCTCTATGTTCACCTCTGGAATTGTAAACCACAACAATCCGCTCAAGTATCATTTTGACAGCGGCAACTACGTTGGGGTTTGGTCGGCCATGTTCGCCTTCAAGAAAGACATCGAAGGCGGTCACTTGGCCTGCCCCGAGCTTGACTTGGGCTTCAAGTGCTCTGGCGGTTCGCTTACGATGTTTGACGGCCAGTCGATTTTGCACGGCGTTACGCCCATCAAGAAAATGAGCCCCTCCGCCGTTAGATACACGGTGGTTTACTACTCTTTGAAAAACATGTGGAGCTGCCTGCCCTTTGGCGAAGAGCTAAAGCGCGCCAGAGACAAAAGAACTATTACGGAGAAGGCCAGAAGCCTTAAAAAGAAAAAAACTGAATGATGCGCGTTGCCATACCAACCCACCACCGCAGCCAGACAATCGAAAAGCATGCGTTGCAATTCGTGCTGTCAGTGTTGAAGGTTGACCCAAAGGACGTTTACGTTTTCGTGAGCGACCCCGACCAATTAAAGGAGTACCAGTTGCGCATCGGCGGGCATGGCATTAACCTAGTAAACGCCAACACCTCCACGGCGAGAGACAAATTCAATTTTGTGCACTGTTATTTTGAAAAAGGCACTGATGTGCTGGTTGTTGAGGATGATGTAAGTGGCCTTGTTAGCCGCAACGACTGCCCGCACATTGAAATAGTTAAGGCTGGTTTCAGGCTTATGCGCGAGGAAGGAAAGGCGTTATGGGGTATTTACCCATCCGCCAATAAGTTCTTCATGCGGGAATCGGCCAGCGTCGGATTCGTTTTCGTTGTTGCAAATGTTTACGGGTTTATCGCAGACGACTCCAAAGAGTTGCTCATAACCGAGCAAAGCAAGACCGACTATGAGCGCAGCATACTTTACTACAAACATAGAGGCGGTGCCGTGCGCTTGAACTATGCCGCCGCAAAAACCAATAACTACACCAACAAGGGAGGATTGCAGCTACTTCCAGACAGGGCAAAAGTTGAGTCCACCGCCTGCCTAAACTTGCTCAGAAGGTTCCCACGCTTAGTTTCAATTAAGAATGGATCGAAAAGCAAATTCATGGAGATCAAACTTTTGGCCAAATGAACGTGGTCTTCCTTGTAAACGGGCTGGGCGAAAGGTTTGCCAGCGGTGGCTACACCAAGCCAAAGCCATTGATTAGCATTGGCGGCGAGCCAATGTTCGTAAAGGCGCTCCGCTCGCATGGCTTCGCTGAAGACGACCACATCTACATCGCGTACCATCGCAGCCTGAGGCAGTACAACTTTGAAGCGCTGGTACGAAGGGCGTTTCCACAGCCTTTGCCGCAACTTCACTTTTACTGTGTTCCGATCGACACTAGGGGAGCAGCACATACGCTAAACTTGGCGGCAAAAGAGTTCCAGCTAAGCGACAGCGCGCTGTTAATTGTCGACGGTGACGTTATTTACAACGAAGCAACAGTAAGCAAATTTAGGCACCTGACCAGCTCGGCAATAGGCGTTTCAATGAACGACTCGCCCGAGCCGCTCTACTCGTATGTGACGGAAGAGGAGGGGTGCGCTACTAGCATTCGTGAAAAAGAAAAAATATCCGACACGATCTGCTGCGGCTTGTATTTTATTGCGGCTAACGACATGGGCGCGGCAATGCGCCTAACCAGCGAGGCCCACAACGCGGCTGCCGAGGTTTACATATCCAGTATTTACGCCTCGTTGATTGCCGAAAAGCAGCGCGTGGCCCTTAAAAGATTCTCGCGGTTCGATTGCGTGGGGACTCCGATTCAGTTGCAGTCTTACTGCGAGAAAAGTCAAATCTCACCGAATGGCCTAAGGTTTTGCTTTGACTTGGACAACACCCTCGTAACAGCGCCTAGCATCCCCGGAGACTACTCCAGCGTCTTGCCAATAGACAGGAACATCGGCTTCTTGAAGAAGGTTAAGGCCGCTGGCGGCTACGTTATCATTCACACGGCTAGGAGAATGCGCACGCACGCGGGAAACACCTCCGCCGTGATAGCCGACGTGGCGCAGGTAACGATCCAAACCCTGCAAGAGCTTGGAATACCCTACGACGAGTTAGCGTTCGGAAAACCGTGGGCTCAGTTTTACATTGACGACCTTGCCATCAACGCAGACGAGGACTTGTGTAAGGCCACTGGTCTTTACTTTAACGAAATAGAATCACGAAGCTGGCACGAGATCAAATACGTCAACGGACAGTGCATAAAGTCCGGTCAACTAGCGGGCGAGAGCCACTGGTATGACAACTGCCCCGTGGCGCTAGTTGATAAGTACGCTCCGAAAATTTATTTCAACTCTGAGCATAAAATTGTAATGGAGAAAATAAACGACCTTCCATTATCGCACCTTTATGTTCGTGGGCTGCTAGACGAGAACTCCCTAACCAAGCTGTTCGCGGTCTTGGAAGAGCTGCACGCGCACAAGCCCGAAGAGCCACCGACTTTTCTCAGCGGATACTACCCCGAAAAGCTCAGGCACCGCGCAAAAAGCGAGGTGTTCGAGCAAAACGCACGGGCCAGAAAACTTATCGACGCGTCGATTGATTTTTTTGACGGTTATGAAATTGCACAATCCGACGTGTGCCTTATTCATGGAGACCCAGTATTTTCAAACGTCTTTTGCTCGCATGACAATAACTTTACGCTCATTGACCCTAGAGGAATGGTCGGTAATGGGCTTACCGTGTATGGGCATCGCTTTTATGACTACGCCAAGGTTTATCAATCAATAGTCGGCTACGACTATGTTCTGCTAGGAATGCCCGTCGACATTGAAAATGTAAAAAGATTCAAAGCATGCTTCGAGGCAGCCTTTATGCAGGCGTTCAAACAAGCCGACCAGCTGGAGTTAGTAAAGCGCATTACCGAAAGTTTGCTTGTTTCACTATTGCCCCTGCACGATAGTAGCAAAGCAGACAAGTTCGTGGCGTTGATTGATAACCTATGACGTGTCGAATAATTCTAACTAACCGTCGCCTGTGCAAAGTGCCGCAGTGGCTGTTTCAAACTGAGTAAAAAGAACTATCTTATGAAAGAACCAAAGCAAAAGGCAACTCCGCGCCTAAGGCGGGTGGTAATCAATGAGGCGAAGAATACCGCCTCGTTAGCCGAACAACGTGAAAACAAAAAGGCAGAAGACAAACAACGTTTCCTCACTATTCTCGACGAGCACCTAGGAATCATCTCGTATGCGGCGCAGCAAGCGGGTATCCCCCGTCGTACCATCTACGAGTGGATGGATCAGGATTTAGAGTTCCAGCGCAAAGTAAAAGAAATTGACCACAAGCAACTTGACTTCGTCGAACGGAAGTTGCTGGAGAACGTGAAGAACAACGACACGCGAGCGATTACTTTTTACTTATCCACTAAAGGACGCGGACGCGGTTATTCGACGCGGGTTGAATTGACCACCCCCGTTGACCAACCGCTCAAAGGCGAGGTCTCAATCGTAGGCGACGCTCGTGAAGAGATGAGCGGCAACGCGCTAGGCAAGGCACTTCAGGCCGCTATGCGCGCCTTTCCGTCTGCGTTTACGGACGCCTCACGAATTGCTGCGCACAACAAAGACATTGATCTGAAGTAGTTTGAATGCCACGCAAAAAACCATCGCTTGATAAACCAGCGCCGCAACTCGATGATGCGGCGTTCTTAGTCTTGTACAAACGGCTGGTGGCGGTTGCACGGGAGGACTTCCTTGCCTTTTTACACGTAGTATTTCCACAGAATGAAGGAGCCTCTTATGTGATCGGCGGCTTACACGAGTTCCTTGCCTCTAAGGTGCAAAGCGTCGTCAACGGTGACGCGGCATCGAGGCAGGCGGTTAGCGTTCCTCCGCAACATGGAAAAAGCCGCCTACTCGCGGTTCGAGCCGTTTCGTGGTTAGTAGGAGCCAATCCGGGTATCAGTGTGGCTATCACGGGTTTCTCGCATTCGCTGCTTACTGATTTCATTCGTGAGATTAAAAACATCATGGACTTGCCGTCGTATGCTCGAATTTTTCCGAACATCGCGCCAGTGTTTGGACGCGACCGCGCGGATAGCGTTTACTTTTCCAATGGGTCGTCGATCATTGCAAAATCGGCTGGGTCTAAGTTGACTGGACGCAAAGTCGACTGGCTCATCATTGACGATGCGCACGCTGGACGTGCCGAGGCCGAGTCCTCTTTGCAACGTCGTCGCGTGATCGAATGGTACTTCGCCGACTGCGCAACTCGGCTTAGCCGCAATGCTAAGGTGTTCATTATCGGAACGCGCTGGCATCCAAACGACTTGATCGGTCACTTGACAAGTGAAGACTACGTTGCGCAACTCAAAGCCGAAGGCCAAGAGTCCTCTTCATTCGAAGTGACCAACCTGAAAGCCATCGCCGACGTTAACGATCCCTTGCACCGCGCCGAAGGCGACCCGCTATTCCCTCAAGAACGACCGTTGTCGTTTTTGCTTGGATTGAAAGCCGCCTTACCCGCTTACGAGTGGTCGAGTCAGTATGAAGGCACGCCGCGCACTGCCTCGTCGGGTCAAGCGGACTTGTCCAAAATCAGATACATTGAACGCTCACAACTGCCAGAAGGTTTGACCTTGACGCGTGGATGGGACTTGGCAATCACGGAGAAGCAATCGGCTGACTTTACCGCTGGTGCCTTGTGCGGTTGGGACGGAGATCAATTCTACATTGTGGACATATTCAAGCGCCAGTGGGCGTGGGCGAAAGTTCGCGGCCAGATGATTGAGCAAGCGTTGCGAGACCGCCAGCAGATGAACGTACTCCGCATCGCGGTAGAAGGCGTTGGAGGATTCGACGCGATTTATCAAGACGTTAAGGCTCACTTGCTAGGTGAGGTTGCCGTGCATAAGCGCAACCCACCAAAAGGCGGAAAGCTCTTGCGCGCACAGCCGTGGCTTAACTTGATTGAAGCTGGACGAGTGACGGTAGTACGCGCAGCATGGACAAAAGAGTTTATCGAAGAGTTGGAGCAGTTCCCCGAAGGGATACATGACGACCAAGTAGACGCGGTATCCATCGCGCACGAAGAACTGACCAAGCCGTTGCCAAAACTGCTCTTAGCTTAAACTTTGCAACCCGTGCAAAAAATTCATTGCGAAGTTGATACGCTGTCGCTAACCTCCCGCCACCTATGACCCTGACACCCATCAATGACCTTGTTCTCGTCTGCATGGACGACCGCAAAACTGAGACCGCTGGAGGCATTGCCCTGCCGCAAATCTCGCAAACCACCGAAACATGGGGAACCGTGCAGAAGGCTGGCCCTACCTGCCAGTCGGTGGCGGAAGGCGACGCGGTGTACATCCCCTCGCATCTTGGGACACACGTGGTACTTGAAGGCGTCGATTACATCCTGATTCAGGAAAGCAAGATCCTTGCAAAGCGCGAAGCCTGACCTGTGGCTCGCCTCAATAAAGTCCCGACTGGCATTGCCTTACACCTACCACCGCAGACCGTGGTGGAGGTGGATGGGGTGAAGTTTGACCTTGGCGTGCTGTATGAAGCGATCAGCCAGCCTAACACCGATGCCCTGTTTTCCTTTAAGCGCAGTGGCAACACGCTGAAAGTGACCAAGATCGACAATACCGACCAAGCCATTGAGTTTCTAATTGCTGCAACCCGCCGAAAGCGCGAGCGGCAAGGCTTATCTGGCCAAGTCAAGTAAGACTTGCAACTTTTACCGAATCCTGTCACGTTCGCGGCCATGCAAGTAAGTCACTTACATAAGCTAATCCTTATTGAGAACCCGCGCTGCGCGAACTATTCCTTTGCCGACCTTATCAGCGCACAGCCGCTAGAAGGATTTGCAAGATTTGCAACTGCCGCTGATTTGAAAAGCGGCGGTGGGCTGCCGTCTGAGCTTGATGGCTACACCGTTGCCGTGATCGTAAGAGACCCTTTGCACCGCTTCGTAAGCGCGGTTAGTTTGACCACCAGCAAACCAGCCGATGAATTTACCCCGCAAGAGATTGCCGACTACGGTGGCAAAGCCTTTGAAGACTTGGCGCTGTACCTGTCTGACTTCACCACGTTGACGAGTGCAACTGAGGCGGCGATTGAGTGGTTCAAGACCGCAGACGAATGGCCCGTGATTTTCAAGTCACAGATTGACTTCCTTGGCGGTGATCCTGACTTGGTTTTGTCCATTAACTCGCTCGCTGAGTTTGCCAATGCAAACCGCGAGCTTGGGCGCGGCCTGCCTACATTGAACTTTGACTTCGCACGCATGAGACAAGTTCAATTCATTGCCCGTGAGTTCAGTGAGCCATTGAACCAGCTATTGATTGAGGACGTCACTCGCTTGAAGACGCAGCCTGTGTGGACTCGCTCGCCAAAGGTTGTTGCAACGGCGACTGGCGGCGGCTGCGGTGGTTGCGGCAAGACGGTAAGACCCATCAGCCCGCCTGTGGTTGACGAAGTTGCCTTTCCAAAGGATGCGCCTGTCGATGAGCCAGCAATCTAACCTATCAAACCTCTAGTCTAAACATTTCCGCAGTCATGCCATTCTGGATCTTTAAGAATACGCCCGCCCGACTTTCTGACCTAAGCGATAACGATCGGCGTGAATTGTTCAGCGTCGCTGAGAAAACTATCCTATCCAGAATACCCAACACCAAGGAGCGCAACTTTATTGAGCAACGCGTTGGCGTCACTATTTCCAAGCTCGCCGACTTCCAATCCTTCCTTGATGTCGGTAGCAAGAAGGTATGGGCTTCGTTCCGTGCCTGCCACTTGGTTGCCAACGTTTTGGTTTCAGCTAAAGTGCAGGCGATTCAGCTTGGCGCAGGCGACGCGGAAGACCAGCTTCTGCCAGAGACGCACCCGCTGGCAATGTTTCTGTCAACGCCTAACCCATTCGATTCGTGGGAAGAGTTGGTCTACATGTGGACGTTCCACATGAAGTTGACTGGTACTGCGTACTGGTTGAAGGACGAGGCGAATGGCGCTGGCCAGCCAAAAGCAATCTACCCGTTGTTGCCGCAATACATCGAGGCAGACCCTGACCCGAAGATTAAGGTCAAGGGTTGGCGCTACAAAGTGAACGGCCAGACGATTGCGTTCAAGCCTGAGGAGATCCTTCAGTTCCGCCGCCCGCACCCCAACAACCTGATTATGGGTATGGGTGATGTGGAGCCTTCACAAGACACCCTATCGGCGTACATCAATCGCAATGCCTTGGAGGAAAAGTTCCTTGAGAACGGCGCGATGCCCTCTGGCATTCTGACCAAGAAAGAAGTGGTGGAAGATGAAGGTGCATGGAAAGCCTTTCGCCAAAGATTCTTAGCTGAGTACGGCGGCAGAGGAAACGCAGGCAAGACCGCATTCTTAAACGGCGACTGGTCGTACCACAAACTTGGCTTGACCATGCAAGAGATGCAGGCCATCGAACGTGAGAAATGGACGGTTGAGCAAATCTTCCTGATCCACGGCGTGCCGCTTTCGGTTGCTGGTATTGCTGGTGCGGCGAACTACGCGACTGCACGGCAGGATGACATCAACTTCCGCAAGTACGAGTGCGTGCCGTTGCTTGACCTCTTGATCGGTCGCATCAACATGGCTGGTGGCATTGCCAAAGCCTACGGCGACAACCTCCGCTACGATTACAGCATGAGCGGCCTGATTGACGTCGAGCAGACGCTCAAGGATTACGGGCCTATGGTAAAGCTCGGCGCGATGACTCCCAATGAACTTCGTGAGAAGGCCGGACTGCAACGCATCGACGATCCTTATCTCGACCAGTTCTTTGTCGAAAGTGGCTTGGTTCCAATGGCGGTCGCTGGCATGACGGGAGCCAATGAACCTTCGCCGATTGCATGAGGTACCAGCGTACTACGCCGCTTGCTCGCAACAAACCGCAGTGCGGTTGTCGGCACTTCGTTTCTCCGTCGCGGGTATTTGCAAAAGTTGCAAAAAGTAAAATCCCAGACGGTGGCTGGACGATGGAGTCCTTCCTCACCAATAACGGACGGCAACTGACCAAAGACCTGTTGGCTGTGCAGCGCGCCGCAAAACTCAAAGGATCGCGCTTGCTGACCAAGCCTTTGACAAAAGTCATGCGCGCGCAGGTTGAGCTTGTGCTGTCGTTGTTTGAGAAATCAGTCATTCGCTATGCGGGCGTTGACGCAACGCGGGGCATGAAAGCCGTGACTACTACCTTGCAGGTTGATGCGCATGGCGACTTGTGGGCGCAGGCAATCAATGACGCGTTCAAGATTTTAGGCAAAGACGTGCAAGCGACGATACAGCCTGTGATGCAATCGGTTGCCGACGACATCCACGATAAAACCACCTCGCTGTTGACTGGCGGCAGGCCAAGCATTCCTGCCAAGCGCGTGATGCAGCAAAGCGTCAATGAGATTGCAACACAAGTCACGGGCATCAATAAGACCACGCAGAATAAACTCGCTAGGCTGCTCTCAAAAGCTATTGATGAGGGCAAAAGTCCTTTTGAGGTGATGGAAGAAGTCCGCAAAAAGATTCCGCAGATTGCTACCAACCGCGTTCCGACGATTGTGCGCACTGAGATGGGCCGCATTGCTGATCGCGCAGCGATTCGTTCGATGAAGGATAGCGCGGTCGTGACTCACGTCAGCGTCAGCGGTTGCGAAGCGATTGAGAAGGGTATTCCTACCTTTCGTGGAACGCCAACTTGCAACATCAAGAACGTACCGATTGAGTACTCCGGCGACTTGCAATTCCACATCAATCATACTGGAGCAATTACCGCGAGCGGCTTCCGTCAATCGAACGGCACGACTCCTGCACTGCCATTGAAAGGCGGCGAGGGCATTGGTACGTGGGAAGATCGCGGTCGCCCTGTTCCAGCTATCATTTCAGATGGCGGTTTGCCAAAACCACCAAAGCCACCGCAAAGCCCTCCGCCTTCTCCACCGCCTGCACCGATTGCGCCGAAGCCTTTGCCTCCTACGCCGCCGCTTGCGCCCGTCAAACCATTGGTGCCAGTCAAACCAAAACCAACGCCAAAACCAACGCCAGTCGTTGCGCCAACACCTACGCCCGCGCCAGCGCCAATCCCTGCCGTAGTCGACGCTGTGCCGCAGATCCCAACCACCCCGCCAATCGTAAGCCCCGTGCTTGCAGAGGCTCCAGTGCCCTCTCCCACTTCCAGCGGGATTCATTCACCTACGCGCTTGGTTGAGTGGTCGGCGAATGCCAAGCTGCACGCTGACGAGGTGTTAAACAACGTTCCGTTCACCACGCCTAAGCCCGAGTTCTGGAGGGGCGTGGCCGACATTGACTTAGGTGAAAGCCCGCTAATCACTCCAAACGGAATGCGTAAGTCTGCGGGTGTAGTGGTGATGGAGCCCGATGGGCGCGTTTGGATCGTTGAGCCCAAAGACCACTTCGGGGGCTACCAGCACACCTTTCCTAAAGGCGGGTCAAGTGCGGGCATCAGCCTACAACAGTCGGCGATAAAAGAAGCCTTTGAAGAGTCCGGCTTGGAGGTTCAGCTTACCGACTTGTTGGGTGACTTTCATGGAACCACTAGCGTCACTCGCTACTACCTTGCCAAACGAAAGGGCGGCGCGCCTTGGCTGCACGGGTGGGAGTCGCAAGCAGTGAAGTT